TGTTATATCAGTTCCTAAGTAGAGTAATGCATTTAAAGTTCCTAAAGTATGAGTTCCTTTATTTACCGTTCCATCTTGTTCTATACTACCTCCAACTACATTAGCATCAGTACAATCATAAGCACCACAATTTGCAGAAGCAAAAGTAAATGAATTAGATATTGCTGTACAACTATCTGAGGACTGTCTTGCTGTTACTATAAAAGTAGCAAGCTGACAATCGGTAGAACTTGAAAGAGTTAATGTTTGATTAGGTGCAGTTCCAGTTAATACAGCATCTACTGCTACTCCAGATGGAGACTTAGTAACTAAGTAAGAACTAATATCTGCACCACTACCAGAAGTAAAGTAAGTAGATAAGGTTATAGCTGTACTTGCTAAGCCACTTGAATTAGGAATAGTTCCTGCAAAGGTTGGACAGTTATTATTTAAGCTTGGGTCTTCGTTTGCTGATTGTGTAGGCTGGTCAAAGTCTTGAATACAATCTATAGTTGCATCATTTACGTTTGTATAGTTTGCTGGTATTGCTATTGTATAAGTAACGCTTCTAGGTATTGAACTACCTGTTGTATTAATTGGAAACTCGGTTGCTGTTTGGTCTACTATGCTCCCTGCTAACAGAAGTGGATTCGTTACAAAGCCTGAACTAGCTACAGAGAAGTTTGAAAGTCCAGCAGTTGTACAAGTAAAAATACCTAGTGTTTGTACTGGTGCTGTTAAGTCTAAAAAGAATGGACTCCTTACGTTTATTTTTGTACTCATTGTTATTGTTGTTTAAGTGTATATGCTAAAAAGTCTTCTACATCTAATCCGTATGCTTCTAGTAGTTCGTCTGGTAGTTTCTTAAATCCTTGTTCAAATGGTTTAGTAAAGAACAAAGAAGGCTTAATACCTTTTCTCTGTATGCTTCTTGCTATTAGAAAACCTAACGTCATATAACCACCCTTTTTAAATCTACCTTTAGAGTCTCTTAACTTAAGACCCTTTGCTTTTGCCCAGTCTGCTAATGGTTTTACTGGAGGCATTTTGGACTTATAACTATAAGGCGTGTTGTACTTCTTTTCAGTACCACTTACACCTTTGTCTTGAAATTCTCCATATCCTAAATCCCAGCTCAATTGGAACGAATTAGGACTAACCTTTAATACACCATCCAACTTCTTATAAAGTCCCTTAGAGACGTTCTTTTTACCCTTAGTCAGTCTGCTTCTAGATTGTTGTGTAACAAACTTCTTGAACCTTAATAATTCTGACTTTACATTAGTTAGCATACAGTCATATCGTTTTTAACTATTACATCAAACGTTGCTGACCATCCTGCTAATTTGTTTTCAAATCTATCTACGAATGGTTCACATCCTACAACTCCTTCAATCTGGAATAGGTCTGTATATAAATCCCCTCTTTGTAGTATTGCAACAACTCTATTAAGGACTTCTAACTGCGTATTTAAAACGTCTTGTTCATTATCATTACCTACGAATATATCTGTAACCTCGTCCTTAGATTCATCTACTATGTCCATTGCTAGAACACTAATATTAAAAATCATTGTATTGGTTTCTACATTGCAGTTGTTTACTATGATGTGAGATAAAGGGAAGATAGTTTGCTTGTTTAAGTCTACATCGTCTAATGAACCGAAGGAAACTGTATTAACAAAAGGCTCTGCATTAAGTGCATCCTTTATCTTTTTCGTTACGTTATAAAATCCTGTCATCTATTCTTTATTAATTTTGCTTCTAATTGGTTCTTCTCTTTTTCAAATGCTAAATACATTAAGCATTCGTGAAAGTTTAATTTTGTGATATGTTCAAATCGTCTAACATCTCCTTTAGCGAGTCCATAGATTGATTGATACCACCCCCACTTTTTACCAAAGTTTGTAGCTGCTCCGTAGTCAGCTCCTTCGGTATTTCCTGATTCAAATAGTTCAGGGTAGTTTTCAGCAACTCTTCGTTTAAATTCCAAAAAAAAAACATACATCCCATTACAACATCCAATGGTATCTGTTTCATTGTTTCAGCATTGTCTAAGCCGTTGTACTCTTCTATCTGGTATCTATCCCCCTTTTTAAGGGTAACGGGTCTGTAAAGGACTGTCATAGCCTTGTGCATAGTATCCCAGTCTGTAAAGTTTTCATCTAGGTCTACGTACTCCCCAAGTGTCATATCATCAAGCACAGGTATTAATCCATACTCAATACCTCTATGTGTAAAGGTTGGAATCAAATCCTGCTTCTTATCAAAGAGGTTGTTTATGTCGTTAAGTATTTCTTGGACGTAAGTAAACTTTACCTTAGCTATGTCTTGCAGATTAAGGTTACAGAATATCTCTACAGTCTTATGCATTAAGAAACTGCTGTCTTGGTTTTCATCTGTATTTAACTTAGTAAACTTTTGATACTGTTCTAAGGTTACTTCAGATAAATTACTAGGTATTTGTATATCAACTTTCATATATTATAACAATACAATTTATAGCATTTTGTATAAATAGAAAAAGGGCTACGTTTCCATAACCCCTTAACCCCAAATGAAAAAAACTATTACTTTATATTATTATCGTATAGATATCTATATATCTCATCTATTTTATTTTCTAACTCTTTACTGTTCTGTTCAAATACTTCCTTACCACGTCTAAATGTTTTCTGATAGTCTATAGTTAATGTAACAGGCTGTCCACCCTTCTTCCATTTGCTTGATATTGGATTAACAATAACGTAGACCTCGTTAGACCAGCACCGCATCTTAACCTCCCAATCCTTTAATACTTTAGTACCCATAGGAAAGCGTTTAAGAATAGATGTAACCCTATGAAGCAGCAGGCTGATAACAATAACCCTTGAAAGATTGTCCTCTTAACCGCAGACCTATTGTCTTTAGATGTTAACTGCTTAACCATAATGTATTCTGTTGTGTCTTGAATTTTCATATCGTTTGTTTTTAAATTATTATAACCAACTTGCATCTGAGCAATCCTTACTACAATACCCCTCTGATATTATCTCTGCTCCACACTCTAAGCATTCGTGTTGGTATAAACTGTTAAAACTTTGTATTGATTCGTTGAAATCTATTCCTGCTATCATATCGTTTGTTTTTTCAAATGTATAAAAACTTTTTGGATTAGAAAAATTAATAGACGTAATATTTATTCTTATGAGGGTTCTCAAGGATGTCAGTCAGTATATATCTAGCAGCATCAATTGCATCTGGATGCAGACCAGTAGGCTTTTGTGTAGCGTTTCCTTCTTTGTCCTTAGACCAAACATATCCTCCAAGCTCCCTCTTTAAATTAGTAGAGTTACTAGTTACATATATTTTGTTTTGGTTGATAAGGTTAATTCCATAGACAACTGAATCCCTACCCTTACTCACTCCTGTTATATTGTGTCCGTAACCTCTTAGTTCTGCTATTGATTTAGGTTCTGCACTATCAGCTACTATAAGTTCTTTAATATCTGACGCTTCTAAAAACCTACTAATGTCTCTATTGAGTAAGCCTTTTTTATATAGTATCTCATCATAAATGTAAGCATCATTATATTTGTATAGTGCTATTAATGTTGTAGGGTCTACTGAGTAGCCAAAGTCACATCCGTAACCTAGTAACCTAGCATCATTAGGTATCCTATCTATCTCTAACCAGTCAGGTATGCAAGCTCCTTCTAAGTTTCCTACTTCTCCAAGTCCATATACCCTCCACCAGTTAGCCCAATAGGTTGAGGTTTTTGCTTTATCTTTAGCTTTCTCTATTTCTCTTACAATACTTTCTGGTAGTGAATCGTTATCCTTATAAGTTAATGTAACAAAGTTAGTATCTTCTTTTCCTATGAGCTCCTTGTCTACCCAAAATAAACTACTTGGATTATAATCTAGCCAAATGTTACCACTTGTTCTTACTGCCAGTTGTTGATAGGCATCAAATGAGACGTTGTTACATTCGTTAATGTATAGGTCGGTACGGCGAGCGCCACGCAATTTATCTGGTTGGTCTGTTGAGAAAAACTCAATGTAACTGCCATTTGTAAAAGTGTACTTCAGCGTACTCTTATTAAGCTGAATGTCTTTATACCTGTTCATACCCTTTAAGATGCCACAGAAGTCTTTAAAAGCACCTCTACGTAGATGCGGGACAGACTCAGATACTACACTAATCTCTTTGCCTTTGTTTCTTATAGCGTAATCAATCAAGATTAATAAGATACAGATGGTCTTACCTGCTGAAGTTCCACCCCTAACAATCTTAGTTCTACTGTTGAGGTTTCTTAGTTTGGTAAGTGCTTCGGTTTTCTTTACCTGCATACTAATCTATAAACAAAGGTAAGTCCTCGTTTATTGTGATGTCTTTAGTCTCTCGTGGCTTCCCTGCATAGTAGTTGTAGAACAACTGTACATATTTGAAGTCTCCATTCTCTAAGCCTTTTAATAAAGCTGCGTGTGCTAATGGTTCAAGTGGAGTTAGTTTCTCAATAAGTGCTATCTCCTCTGACTTAGGTTTTCTTCCTGCATTCTTATTACCACCGTTAAATTTTCTTCTATCTATTTTCATTTAAAAACATTAATGATATACTATAACAATAATAATATCAGGCTTTTGTTAAAAGTATTCTTAAAACTTGTTCTTGTAATCTTCGTACCAAACCCATAGAGCAGCAAATATAACTACCCATCCTAATAAAAATAATAATAAAAATGAACCCATCATACTCGCTTTCTTTTTAAGTCGCTTATCATCATATTGTATATAGCCTCTACCCTTGTTAGTAAGTCATCTGCTTTGTCTTCTGGTGTTTTGTCTATTAGTGAATGTAATTTGGTGTAGACTGTTGCTATTCTTTTCATTGGTCTTAATGTCTTGTCTTCTATATACTCTTTAGGTTCTTTAACAGCTTGAATCTTTTTTAGTACTTCGTCTTCTGCTGTAGCTCCATAGACCCACCCACAATAGGAAGCAAGTATTGTAAGGTATTTGTTTTTAAAGTTAAAGTCGTTTTCAATCCACAACTCAGCTTTCTTACAACCGTGTAGTACTGAAGCGTGATTCATTCCAACAGTATCTGCTATCTTTTGATATACTATTTTTTCCTTATTTCTTAGGATGTAAAAATATATAAATCTAGCTTCTACTAATAAGTTCTCCCTTCCTACTAAGTTAACATCTTTTTTAAGAGTTTTTTTTATTAGGTATTTTAATAGTGCTGTTTTGTTTACTACTACTTCTTTGCTTAATTTGTTCATTTAAAATAATCTTATTTGTTGTTTATGTTGTTCTATTCGTTTGATTGCTGCATCGTAATACTCCTTGTCAAGTTCACAAGCTGTTAATTCATATCCTAAATTATGGCAAGCTAAAGCTATTGAGCCACTTCCTAAGTGAGTATCTAATATCTTATCTCCTTCTTTAGCGTAGTTCATAAGAATCCATTCGTATAACGATACAGGTTTTTGTGTTGGATGTATTTTTAATTCAGGTACATTTTGTACTGAATATCTAAATATAGATGATGTACTTCCAAGACCTTTACTTATAGATGCTAATTCACAATCTGAATATTTTCCTTTAACACCTGTAATTTTTTTATCCCAAACTAAAAAACCTTGCCATTGTTTTAATTCAAAGTTATTTGCACCCCATACAATCTGGTTTTTACTAATCCTAAAAAGATTATCCCAATATTTTTTAAAAGGTCTGCCATTTAAGCTTTCCATTGAGCCTAACTTCCTCATCTCTTTAGTGGGTTGATTTTCATCTCTATAAGGCGGGTCAACTATTGCTAGGTCAAAGTAGTTATCTTCGTGCCTAGACATTAGCTGCATATTGTCTTCGTTTGTAATACTAATCATTTGTTAGTTGTAAGTACTCTGATAACACATCATTTATGTGTGGTCTAAAGTCTGCTATAGAAGTTAATAACCCGTGATTGTTTTTTAGCATATCCGCATAACGCTTTAATATGTATTTACAAGCATCTAAAGAATTTGATATCTGACAAACTTTAACTACTTCACGCAAACAGTATGATTGTGCTTTCTTTTTAGTATGAACCTTAACAAAATTGCTTAGCTCATTTGCAAGATAATCAGGCATTGCTCCTGTTCTTAATATACAAGAACCTGTTCTAAATTTATTTTTTTGGTAATTCATATACAGATTAAGTATAGTTCCCGTAGATAAATTAGTACTATATTTTTTATACTTACCAAGAGCATAAGCATAAGATTGGTCTATTTCCGCATACTTTTCTAAGTAGTCTTCGTTTTTCCAATTTAAGTTACTTGCGTTGTATTCAAGTATTATTTTAAGTCTTTCCTTTTCTGTTAAATTATCTAACCAAGTTACAACATAAACAGGGACTGTTGTTTGTTTCCCCTTAATAGCTGCGTAATATCTATGATGCCCTTCTAATATGTTATGTTGGCAATCTACTTTTATTACATCCATCCATCCGAACTTGTTTAATTTAGCTTCAAACTTATTTACGTGTGAATCATCTATAGCTCTATTAATAGCTGATGGGTTAAGTTGTTTAATGTTTAACATTTCTAACCGTCCTACTTTAAATTGTTTTGTGTTCATAATATATTTATTTATTTGTTTGTGCCTACTCTATAGTTTTCAGCTTCCCCTTTTTATTTATAATATTGCTCTCATTACATATTGGTCTAAGTCATTGTCATCTTCAAAGAAGTACTTATATGTTTCAACTGCTTTGTCAAACTTTGCTTTACCTTTTGCTAAGAAGTCTTCTGTTGTTTCAAATATCCCAATGTCTAAACTTCCTTTGTCTACTACCAAGAACTTGAAGTCATCTGCTTTAAACATCTTAGTGTACAGGTATGCTTGTAAATCGTAGCCATACTTGTCAGCACTATATTTAAATGTAGATAGGTCAGCAGTAGTCTTTAAATCAATTATAGTATTGCCTTGTATGATATCTGCCTTTGCTCTAAATGGTAAGCCTTCTATCATCTCTACAGCTGGTACTTCAAACTCTGCTTTGTTTAGGAATCTTAATGCTTGTTCGTTTCTTAGAACTGCATCGGTTACTCTTTCAGCTGCACTACGTTCTTTGTTAAGGAATACTTCTCCGTGCATTACCACCGCTTCTTTATAAACCTTAGTTCCTTTAGTAGAAGATTCTATAAAGTTTAAGCTGTCTATCTTGTGTGGTTCTAATATCATCCAATGTATTAGCTTACCCATTGCTAAAGCTGAACTATTTGAACTAGGGTCTCCATACTTTGTTACGTACTTATATGTCTTAGGGCTTTTAAGTATCATTTTTAGACTGCTGCTACTTAAAGCGTGCTTACCTAGATGTCCGTAGTAAAAGTCATCGTCATACATTTGAGTAAGAATCTCTTCTTGATTCCAAACCTCATCATTTAATAATGTTATCATAGTTCAATTGTTTCTTGTTGTTCGGATTGTCTTTTAATAATTTCTAACCTAGAGCGTTTAATGTGGAAATCTAAATAGCTTTTAGTTCCTGATACAAATTCTTTAAGCTGTTCGTCGGTGTACTGAGAGTACATTAAATCTTCGTAAGTCATATTAAAATTGGTTTACTTCTAATTGTTTTAATTCATTTATAGTTAGGTCAGAATTCAATACAACAGTAACAGTTGCTGTACCTGGTACATCTATACCAAATGCATTCTTAGCTGTAAAGCTAAAAGAAGCTACACCTACATTACTACCTAAAGATATAAAATCATATTCCTTTAAAGATACTGTATTAGGATATTTAGAGTTTGCCTCTATTGCATCCTTTAAAGTTCTTTGTATTTCGGTATGAGATTGTCCAGCGTTAGGATGAGAATCCTCACTTGTTAGACTACCGATTAAATAAAATACTACTGCTAGTCCTACTAATACTTTTAAAATTGTTTTCATATTGTTTGTTTATTTGTTAATAATAATCAAATGTACAAAAACTTTTTTACTTATAAACAATTATTTTTAATTATTTAATCTTTTAAGTTTCTCAATATATAAAGTAGCATCCATCAATTCCTGTTGCAAATGTATTAGGAACGCTTCTAAGCCCTCCGTACTTTCTTCAAGTGTAGTATTATACTTTTTAATTCCTACTTGACTACGTTCTTCGTAAAGGTTCTTAACGTCTTGTACTATTCCATCTTCAGAGTCTATGTTAATTGTAGAGTTCGTTGCCCATTGTGCAGCCATAAATTCATTATACATATCTTCGTTATCTCTTTCAAAATACTTTGTAACACTATCACTCATAAGCCTAGTTCTTCTTTCTTTTTATATATAGCTAATTCTTTTTCTAACTCTTCTATCTTATCTTCTGCTTTCCTTGAACGTTCAACAGCCCTTAGTGCATCCTGTCTGTACTCTTGCATTGCTATGTGATAGTTGTTCTTTTCCATCTGAAGCTTATTACAGGTAAAGCTTACTTTAACCACAGCAGAACATACAGCGTTTAGCTTCTTATTGTTTGGTTTAGCTTTGCACCATTCCAATACGTTTGACTGTAGTGTTAGTAGATTGCTTGTTAGTTCAAGGTCTTCCATTACCTCAAACTTCTTGTACATTGTTTCTTTTGGTGTCATAATATCTCTGCATCAATTACTGGTAGCATTGCAATCTCTTTTGCAATCTGGTTATTGTTTGTAAAGGTAGTAGTCTTTTTTAAATATTTAACTTCCCAGTTAGGTTTTATTTCAAATAGATTAAATTTATATACTCCTTCAGGTGTTGAATTAATATATATAGGAATATCTAAGTTATCATTACACTTTAAAAGCATTGCATCGTACTTCTTCTTTTCAAGTATTAATGTATCGTAATGTGTTGCTCTACACTTTAACTCTATCCTATGGAAAGTAGCAGGGGAATAACAATCCCATCTACTCATTTTCTTTTTAGCTTTAACCAAGTCAGGATAATGATTTGTTAAAAGGTACTCAAATAAATCCTGCTCCTTCATTTAGTATTCTTTAAAGATTCTTTCAAGCTTCTTCCAAACCCCGTTTAAGAAACAAGAACTACATCCAGTCAATTGCTTTCTATCATTAAACACCCTGTTGTATATGTTTAACAAAGCTTTCTGTTCGTCAGATGTTACTTGATTTAGTTTACCTACTCTATCAGCTAAGTAATTGTATTCGTCTTCTGTTAGACAGTTAGGCTTATATGCAGGGAACAAGTAGTTTAGTTTCTCTTTGCGTTCGTCACATCCGCAGTCATCTCCTGCTACAAACTTAACAAACTTCTTTATACCTGTAGCTTCTGTAAATCTTTCTACAGCATCACCTAATCCTTTGTTAGATTCAGCGTGATTCTTTTTCCACTCCTTGTAAGCTTTACTTCTTTTGTCTCCTTTAAATTCTGTCATAGTCTTCATTTTTAAAGTCCTCGTACGTTTCTCCTAACTTACTTTGGACATCGGTTTTACAATTCTTTAAGGTGTTAAATATAGACACCCAGCTTATACTAGTTTCTGCTGCTATCTTTCTTATACTTAAATCAGTATCTCGGTACAATTTAAACAGCTTTCTATCGTACCAGTTCCATTCTTCTGCAACCTCATCAATTAAAACACAAACCTTGTTAAAGGCTTCTTGTTCTTCCAGGTTGGTATTGTCTGCTATTTCTAGAAAGTTCTCATCATCATCAATACTAACTTTGATAATTTTTCTCTTAGAATTATAATATTGAAAGTAAAGTGAACGTAGAGTAAAAAACATATACCCTCTAGATACTTTGCTACCTTTAATAATGTTCTCTGGTTTTGCATATAAAAATAATCGTATATAACTTTCTTGAACTATATCTTCTGCATAGTTAAACTCCCCAAATCCATTTACTATTTTAATCCAGTCTTCGTGTTGACTTGCAACAATCCTTAACCAATCTATTTCTTCTCTATCCATATAATTGTTAAACTCATAAAAGCTATGCAGCATTGCATAGTGTACTGAACTAAATCATCTTCTAAGTGTTCTTTAGAATATAAAGCTCCGAACATTAAACCAACAATAGGCTGAAAATATATATCAGCATCTACTTGCTGTGCTATAAAGGTAATCAAAATTGCAGCCAAAAAGCATATAAGTATTAGAGTAATCATATTTAGAATTTTAATAGGTTAGTTACTTCTGTCTTCTTGGAGTGTAAGATGTCGTGACCCATAAACTCAAAGCCTACATTGTTGCGGCTCATTCTTAATTTAATAGGTTCATTGTAAGGGGTACAACGTCCACCAGTTTCGGTGGTTTTAATTTTTAAAACGTGCAGGTGTGAAAACATCCAATCAGTTGCAGAACCTGTATAACGATGAATACAAACAACATCATCAGAACGGTTACCCCATTTACCACCTCCTTCAACTCCAGCTAATCCTAAAGGTTGTGGTAGGTTTTCGTATTCGTGGTCTCTTGGATGTACCCTACGTAGTGCATCTGTAACACCGTGAGCATTTAAATAAAGTGCTATATTTCTTTTTTTAGCAAATAATCTAAATTCAGAAGCTACTTGATAGTCATATTCGTGACCACCAACTCCCCTCATTAATTGAGTGTCTTTAGCTAAAGAGTTATAAGGGTCTATTAATAATGCATCATAATCCCAAGCATCTTTAATATCTCCAGCTTGTTTTAATAATTGTTTGTAAGTAACTAAATCTTCTACTTCTATTAATTTAAAATGTTTATCGCACCATTTTACAGCTGCATTAATTTGTGAATCAGAAGCTGTTTGTATTGGTAAACCCATTTTAAACTCAATTATTTTTCTTACTAAATCTTGCGAAGTATTTTCAGATGACCACAACAAGAATTTTAAATTGTGTTTAATAGCCCATACTGTAAACAGGTAAGTTATTATCGTAGTTTTTCCGACATTTGCGTGTCCTATAAAAAGCGTAAAATTGCCACCTTCTTTTTTAAATCTTATGTATTCGTCTATATCCGGTATGTCCATCTTTAGACCTTCTTTTATTCTACCGTATTTTATGTCTAATATTCTTTGTTCTATGTTTGCTGCTTGTGCTATCATTTATAAATTGTTTGGCTGTTGATATTTCCAGAAGTCTTTATCTTTCTTTCTTCTTGGTTCGTGTTCGTATCCAAGTATGGGATTTATTTTATAGTTCCAGAAGTCATAAGGAAAAGGTTCTCCTTCTTTAAGTCTTTTAAGTTTTGGCATTGTATGGTATAAAAAAAGGGAGCTGTTAAACTCCCTCTGGTTAATTAAAACGGTAAGTCCGCTGTCGTTTCTCTAGAAGATTGTTGCTGAGTGTTTGTTACTTCTTCCCGTTGTGCAACTACTATAGTTGTTTCTGGGTTAATCCAACGTACCCCTGCATTACCTAAAGACGTTTTCTTTTCTTTAGCTTCACGCTCTTCTTTTGTTTGACCTTGAACTACCCAAGCATTGTTGTTGTATTTACTTTCATCACTTAAAATGATATCAAAGTTTAAATACTTTCCTTTTGCTAGTTTAGTTTTGTCAATAGACTCTAGGTCTATACTTCCTGATAAAATCGCTGTTGTTGCCATAAATTGTTAATTTGAATTGATTATTATTAATTATTAAATATACTCTCTTTACACTACAGTTTTGCAAGCTCATCTGCAATCTTTTTAGATACCTTGTATTTAGTCTTAATAGCATCTAAGCTACCTCCACCTTGTAAATACTCTATTGCTTTAGTGTATTCTGGTGTGTTAGTGTTAAGCCATTTCTTGTTATCTTCAGGCTCTACCTTGCCACTTGAAAGATTAGCGTCATCGTCAACTGCTTGAAGACCTAATAAACTTGCTAGCGTATAACGTCTGTAGTATGTTATAGCACTTCCTAATTTTTGAGGGTCGTTTAAGTCTGGTAGTTTTAAAGCACTTATAACGCCTCCAGTTCCATCAATACATATAAGCTTACTATATACAGCATCTTCTTCTATTGGTTGCAGTAGAAGTAATCTATGCTTCTTTAGTAAAGGTTGTAGTTGATTAATAAGACTGTT